CTTAGTATAGTATTTGGTATACTGGCAATATTCTTTGCTATAACTACCTTTTATAGCCTCAGGCGTATAAACACATATGAAGAACTATTAGTAGAAATAAGCGATAAAACTGAATTTATAAATCATCAACTTAAAGAAATAGATAATAAAGGAACTTTTGAATCCGATGATGAAGTGGGTTTTTTCTTCCAAGAATTGAAAGAACTTAACTCCATCTTAAACAATTTATTCACACAAGAGGTTGATGATGGCGATAGTAAAAATAAAGAAGAAGAGAAAAAAGAAGAGTAAGATTTATTTTGGTACACCCGTACATAATGCAATTGTAGAATATAACGAATCCGAAGATTATGCCTTTAGGCATAAGATATACACCGAAGAGATTCATGCTGCTTTTTTAAAGTTAGCTGAAAATATAATTAATACATTTAAGTTTAGTTACTTTGATTATCCGTTTAGAGATTTACAGGAAGAAGTGGTATCTAATTTGGTAATGAACATGCACAAGTTTGATTCCACCCGTGGTTCTAAAGCATTTAGTTATTTTTCTATCATAGCTAAGAACTACCTTATCCTTAATAATAACGCGAACTATAAGAAGATGAAATCTCACGATGACATCTCTGTTATGAATAGTTATGGTGCCGTAGATGAGCAAATAGAGACATCCAAGACAACCGAGATATTTGAAAAAACCGTGGAGTATTTAGACAAGCGATTAGAAAAATTATTTCCAAAACCAAAGGATAGACATGTAGCAGAATCAATTCTATACCTTTGTCAGAACAAGGATGCTATTGATAACTTCAATAAGAAGGCTCTGTATATAATGATACGGGAGATGACAGATGTACAAACATCTAAGATAACACAGGTATCCAATGTATTTCGTAGGATATACCCTCGTATTCAAGAGGAAATGCTAACCAAAGGTCATATAAATAATCTACAGATTACTGGCTCTATATAACATTTCCAACTATCCTATATTTATTAGTATAGGATACCATTATGGAAAAAGACTTTAAAATATTTGGTGATAAGAATTTCTCTGATCTTTCCCAAGAGATATACGAGAATTCCAAGCTCAAGAAGACACAGATTGAACTATTGGTTCAAGAGGTGCATGGCTACATACAAGGCATAGAAGATATTGCCGTTGTAGGTCCTATCCTAAAAGAACTTCTTGATGTCGGTGTTAAGAATGATGATAATTTATTAAAACTAGCCACGGTGTTCCAACGTATAATGATGAAATCTGGTAAGGATGAATCCGATATAGGATTGCTATCTGATGATGAAAAGCAACAACTGATGGATTCATTAGAAGACGCTGCTAGTGATATACAGAAAAAACAGGATGAGACTTCTATAGATAAGATACGAGATAAGTATAGGAGCGCTTAATGCCAGAAAAAAACTACTCTCTTAATTTTAGATTAGGTCATGTTGAAAGAGTGTACACATCTAAAAGTGATTCCACCCACCCCTTAACCAAAGGTAATACTGATAGTCAGTTAGTTGAATTTTCACCCGTGGGTGGTAGTTCTAGCACTAAACCAAGGGAATCTGCAATACCTTTACTACGAGGTATAAGTGACTCTATAACCAGAGGTGATTTGATTTTATATACAGTTTTAAATGAAAGAATATTTTATTTAGGTCCTGTAAATACAAAAAATAATCCATCTCGTTCTGCAGATCATATTATCAATAAACAAGCAGGAATATCAAAATTACCATTCAGTTCAAATAAAGATGAAGCAGATGGATATAATATAAATATACCAAAAGTAAATGTACCAAAATTATCTAAACCAAGATTTAATATAATAGATTTTCCTGGTGTTCCAGCAAGTAGAATAGATCCAACTACAGAAGAATACTTAGAATCTAATTTTTCTGATTTACAGTTGGAAGGTAGATATGGTAATGCAATTCGTATAGGAGCTAGAAATAGATTTCCTCAAGTAATAGTGTCAAATAATAATAAAAGAAATTTAGAATCGTTAACATATGGATCTGTGATTGCCATGACATCAATGGGTAAGATAGAAGATAACTTTCCATTAGACAGAGGTTTTATATTATCTTGTGATTTTGGAAATAATATATTGCCTGAAAGAGATCCTCGGTTAATTCGTATAAATTCAGGTAATGATAAAACTTCCGAAGATCATACATCTCAAAATTTATTTAATTATAGATATGCTGAAGCTTTACCTACAGATAGTGAAGAAATACAAACAGAAGATAATCAAATTATTATTAACTCTGATAGAATAATTTTTAATTCAAAATCAGAAGATATAACAGCATCATCAAATCGTAATATTAACTTTGGTGCTGGTGGAAATTTTACCGTAGCAAATAAAGGTTACTCAGTATTTGAATCTCGAAATATTTATATAGGAAACAAAGCAAAAGAACGACAAGAACCTATGGTATTAGGTGAAGAACTGAGAAAATTATTAGTAAAAATACTTGGATTACTGGCTAATGCTCAAGCACTTGGGGATTATAATGTTCCCCAACCATTGAGTTTATTTCCAAGGGTTGCTCAAGCTGGTAGTTTAAGAGCAGAAGTAGATAACATTATGAAAGAATTTAATTTAGGTAATTATTTAAATCCTGATAGTTTAGCAGGATATGAGACAAATGTAGAAGATGGTAGACCAGTAGGGGATTCTACTACAGGAGAAGCAAAATTTTTTAGTAAACATCATTTTATTGAACCAAACAGAACATAGGAGTAGGTATGAAGTTATCTATATTTAAGAAAGTAATTAGAGAAGTAGTAAGAGAAGAAATAGAATATAGCATTAAAGGACTTAGAAAAGAGTTAAAAGAAGTGTTAGTTAGCTCTATATCTGATAAGATGCTTGAGGAGAGTGTACCTCAGACTACGAGCAAACCTGTTGAAAAAAAATCACGACCTATTGAAAAAAGAGTTCCGATGACCAAGGATTCCATTCTAAATGACTTGTTAAATGAAACTGCTAACGATGGTGAGTGGAAGAATATCAATAAGGAAGCGGAGGTTCAATCTGTAACCGATGATACCGCTGGACTGCCTGATCATTTAGCTGATGCTCTTAATAAAGATTATTCTCAGGTAATGAAAGCCGTGGATAAAAAACAAAACTTTAATAAAGGACCAAGGTAGATGGCATTTGATAGAGAAAATGGAACCGGCACATTGAGTGGTGATTTTTTAGATATATCTATAGATCAGATGGGTAGGGATGTTTATAATGATGCCACTCCTGATGTTAAATTTCAGATGAAAAAGTATCACGATGATATGGCAGCTGCTATAAAAATGTATTTACAGAGACAGACATTTAACATTACAAATATGGATGCACCCGTTGTGATACCATCGATGAATCCGTGGTTGCCCGTATCACCACCTCAAGTCTTTACTACCTTATATCCAATACCATCAACACCAGCTGCGGTTCCACCAGGTGCTGCTATTAGTTTAGGTACACCCTTATACGGAAGGTCTCAGATAAGTGAAGATGAAAATTCAATTGGATATCCAAATGTTAGACAGAATGTAAAATCATCAGCAGTTAAATTATTAGAACCAGAGGATTAATAAGTGGCTATACCAGATAGAAGAGTTAAAAGATTTGTAGAAGATCGTGACACGAGAGTAAGTGTAGGATTAGATTTTCCAATAAGTATACAAGCTGGTGATACTATGGGATACTTTGCCACAACTAAGACTACGATGGATGCTATAAAAAATGATGTTAAGTTGTTACTTATGACTCAACGAGGTGAAAGATTAATGCAACCTTTTCTTGGTATGGATATTAGAAGATTCTTGTTTGAACAGATAACGGATGACATAGCTATTCAGATTGAAAATGATATTGTAGATACATTTCAGACTTGGTTACCATTCGTTCAGTTACAGAATATAGATGTTGATCTCGGTGATCAAGATAGAAATCAGATTAAAATTAATGTAACATTTAATGTACGAAACGCACCTACTGAATTACAATCTGTTGGTGTGGTGTTGGAGTAAATAAAAATGGCTTATTCAGAAAATAAACAAATACCAAGTAATATAAACTACACCTCTAAGGATTTTAGTACGATTAAGGCTGATCTTATAGAGTACACCAAGAGTTATTTTCCTGATACATATAAGGATTTTAACGAGACATCACCTGGTATGATGTTGATAGAACTTGCCAGTTATGTTGGTGATGTTTTGAGTTATTACATCGATTATAATTACAAGGAAAGTGTTCTAACCACGGCAACTGAAAGAAAAAATGTTCTTAGGTTGGCAGAATTTTTGGGTTATAAAACAACACCCACCACCCCATCCGTGGTTAAATTGGAAGTAACTACTGTTTTTAATGCTGATAGTAATGGAAATCCTGATTATTCAAATATTATTCAAAATCCTATTAATAGTGGATTAAAAATAGCGTCAACCAATAATTCTGAATTAATATTTGAAACATTAGGTGAGATTGATTTTACTATATCGGGTTCTCCTGATGTTCCACCCGTTGTTGTGAATACAAGAAATGATGGAACTGCTGAAACATACAGGGCAACGAGATTTGTAAATGCTATATCAGGCGAAACCAAAACAAAATTATTTACTGTAACATCTCCTACTAAATTTTTAGAATTGGATTTGGGTGTCCAAAATGTGGTAGAAATATTAAATGTAGAAGACAGTTCTGGTGGTAAATATTTTGAGGTGGACTATTTAGCACAAGATAGAATATTAAAAGAACTACACTACAATGACGATCCTGATCGTGATACGGCATATAATCAAGGGTTAGCTGCCGCTGGTCAGATGTCGGTGGATGTATCAATACCATATACTTTAACATACATAAAGACAAATAAAAAATTTGTAAAGAAAGTAGATCCTGAAACTAATAACACAAAGTTACAATTCGGTAATGGGTTGTATAAATTCAACATATCAGGTTCATCATCTGCTGGATTGTTTTCTGTGATAGAACAACAAGGTATGAATGTAGCTGGCGTGCCTGGCTCCGTGATCAATGCTTCTCTGAATAACTTAACTACTAATAATTCTTTGAACTTAGGTGAGACACCTGCTAATACAATTGTAACTGTGACCTACAGGCAAGGTGGTGGAGCTAATTCAAATGCTCAAGTAAATGACCTAACCAATATATTGAATTCATCTGAAGCAATATCCGTAACTAATCCTGAACCAGCGAGTGGTGGAACTGATGGTGAGACCATAACAGAGATAAAGGAAAATGCTAAAACATTCTTTGCTTCACAGATGAGATGTGTAACCCGTGAGGATTATCAGGCAAGAATACTTAACCTACCTGCAAAGTTTGGTAATATTGCCAAAGCACAAGTTGTTAGATTGAATGATATAAGTGGGTTAAAAATATATACTTTATCATATGATCAACAAAGACGATTAACTCAAACACCACTAATAGTATTAAATAATTTAAGATTATATTTAGAACAATTTAGAATGATAAATGATGCTCTTGATTTTGGATTTTCAACTGAAAACGGTGACTTTTCAGGATATAAAATAAATTTTGGTGTTAATTTTGAAGTTAATTATGATAGAAGATTTAATCCAACTGATGTTAAGTTGGAGGTTATTGAATGTATTAAGGAATATTTTTTAATTGATAAGATGCAGTTTGGTCAAGCTATTGATTTAAATGAATTAAAATAT